TCTTGAGCCGCAGTTGAATTCAAAATTAAATAATAAGCGGCACTAGGCAATGAAGCATGATAAACACCCCATGATTCAACTGCACTTCTGCGTTTTACTATCACCATTTTTGGCGCAACACCAAGGCTATGACCGACAGTAGCTCCGTTTGTGCCATTTCCAGTCCAAGTCACCACGCTAAAGCCTTGCGTAGCACCAGCACTCACCGTTGATGTGATTGAGCCAGATGTGTTGGATACAGCAGTGCCGCCAGCTTTCCATTGCCAGCCGACATAGGTATATCCATTGGTGTGAATATCAGTAGTTGATGTAAATCCATCAGCGTTAAATGTTGGCGGATTTGTTAGCGTTGATTCAGCATTTGTTAAGTTAGTTTGAAGCAGTTTACTTGCGCCACGCACAGAATCCACGTTACTGTGACCTTGTGCATTGCTTCTTGCTTTGAACCAAAGAAAATCAGGTTGAAAACTAATTCCATTAACTGCGTTCGATACAGTGACGTTGCCACTTGTTCCAGTAAACAAACTAGCCGCCATGTAATTAGCACCATTGCTAATAGTTGGCATTGGCAAGTTCTGCGTGTTCAGTGCAACAAAGCCTGTTGGTGGTGTGTAGCTGAATGGCTGTTGACCAAAGTTAATAGAACAATTGTTTGGAGTTCCGCTTGTTCTTCCTGACATAGCAAAGAAGTATGGCCCACTTGTTAATCCAGAAAATGCTGTTCCTTGACTAACATTGTTTTTGTAAAAAGTTAAAGTTCCATTATCAGCATCAAAAGCACATCCAATAACATCACCTGTAGTATACGAAGACCCATACGCAACATTTGAACCGTTGTTATATTTTCCACCAGTAAAATAATATCCCCATGACCACGCATTATTTCCAACTGCCGCCCCACCAGAATCAGCCGCAGTTGCTATTCCAAATGAAGATTCTGTACCAACAGCAGTTACAGTCATTTCTGCATACCATTTACCAGAAGTTACTCCAATAGTTGAAATTGAATATTTATCTCCAGCATTAGTACGCAAATTGCCATCAAGTAAAGTAGATTTAACAGCAGTAACTGGATTCAACACTGCATAGTTGCTACTTGTCGCCCCTACAGTTGGTACATCCAACATCGAGTCATATGTCACGCCAGCAGTCACGCTGATGTTGTTGGGTGTCCAGTTGTTGCCGTTGCCTGAGTAGTCCTTGCCAATGGTGGTCGCTGTCGCTCCCGAGTTGTCGCTGAAGTTCAGATAGAAGCCGTTTGTGCCGTATGTACCAGCGTACTTCTTTGGCTTCCACACGCCAGTCAGAGTGTCTGTTTCACCGAAGCTAGATGGTGTCAGGGCTTGACCGTCAATGAAGTTGACCTCGGTTAGGTAACCGTCGAACAGCGCAGACGATGTGTATCCGAGGCGACCAATGTAAGTCGCCACGTTGTTGTTCATCTGAATGCTGGTGTTTTGCGGAGGATATGTGGCTGTGCCAAACGCCGTGACTTGCACCCCATTGATATACAACTTAATTCGATTTGAAGATGTAGCCTGTGTTGTATCAATTGCATAGACAACGTGATACCACGCAGACGGGTCACGAAATACTTGCGTTGTGTTCAAATCAAAAACAGTAGCCCCTCCAGATGTACCCACTAAATCAAGGGTTCCAGATGAAAAGGACATGCCAAATGCGTCATTGAACCCTGCTGCCGTGTTTGCTGAAAATAAATAACCTGTTCCGCCAGTAGTCGCACCAAGTTTCACCCACATGGAAAACGTCATGATCTGACGATTCGTTGCACTCGCAGGCGTCCGATTCAAATAAGCACTCGCACTTGAACGCAAACGCACACTACGGCTGATTTGATAGCCATCATCGCCAGCAGCAATTAAAGGAATTGAGTTAATTACACTCATTTCACATCTGCCATCAAACGTGCTGTGATGCGTGTTGTACTCTCAACGTAGTAGCAAAGAACATCAACAGCAGAAGCTGTGGTTGTCAATGTAGGTGCAGTACCCTGTGGAAACTTAAAGTAACTGCCATACGCCAATGTGCGTGAACCTGTGCCATCTTGCGCTATTCGGATAACACCAGATTGACCAGCAGTAAGGTTGGTTGGGTTAGCCAATGTACGGTTGCCGCCCAGGGTAACGCTGAAGTTGTTGGCAGCGGCAAAGTCTGGCGTGATAGTCGTACCATCAGTCAGTGTCGATACAGCACCTCGCTGTGCAACAGTAAATGTTTGAACAACATCTAACTTTGCTGTGTCAGCATCGTAGGCTTGAACATCTGTGCCAATCACCAAGCCAAGATTAGATCTGACAGTAGCCGCTGATGCAGTCAACTCTGACAAATTATTTGCTGTCAGCAAGTATGAAGCACCAGACACATAAGCAGCCACCCAAGCACTACCTGTGTACAGTCGCATCTCAGGTACTGTCGTGTTGTAGTACAAAGCGCCAGCAATAAGTGCATTGCCATCATTGTCTACAGTTGGATTGCTTGACTTTGATCCAAGGTAGCGATCATCAAAGCTGTCGTATGCCGCCAAGGTTGCATCTCGTGCGGCTTCTGCGGCAGTCTGTGCGCTACTTGCATTTGTTGCTGCGGTGCTGGCAGTGCTTGCACTGGTTGATGCTGAACTTGCAGAGCTTGAAGCAGAAGATGCAGATGTTGCTGCCGCTGATGCAGAAGCCGCTGCCGCTGCCGCACTTGATGCCGCTGATGCAGCATTGATAACCAAATCCCATTTGGCAACATCTGTATTGCTGGAGATTGGCGTAGTACCAGTTGATGTATGCGCTGTATTACAACGATACACATTGCTGTTGCTAGAGTCTTTGACCAAGTCACGCACTAAGTATGCTGTACCTGATGCCCAATCTCCACGCCAGTTACCAATGTCTTCACCAACAGTAGGATTGCCCAGGCTGTCAAAAGCCAGTGTCTTACCAGCACGACTGGTCTTGCTTGGCAATACCATGTTGATGTCGGTAGGATCAGTAACAGGAGCTTTCAGTCCACGCTCTGCTTTCTCATCAGTCTGCTGGCTGAAGATAACCAAGCTGTCAAACTCATCATTCAAAGAGTTGGCAAACAAGTCACCACCAGTCACAAAGTCTGTGGCTCTTTCAATTGCTCTATTACCAACCAGCGTGATGTTATTTGCTGATGTTGCCGCAGTTACCAGAGTAACTGAACCAGTGCCATTGCTGTTGATCGTGACTGTGTAATCAGTTGTCAGTGTCAGCAATGTGCTGTCTTTATAAACAGCAATGTCAGTATTAGCCAGAATTTCAAAGCTGAAGCTATATGGCCCAACTCCAGCAGAGCCAGTGTATACAACTCTACGAGTTACGTCAGAAATAGGGTACGCCATTATTTAGCTCCTTGTCCAAATTCTTTAAGTTTTTGTGCTTTGTCTGCAATGCGTTGCTTGATGTCTGCTCCGTAGATACTTTCTTCAATCAGCATCTTCTTGGCAACTTCAAATTCATCAGAGAATGCTTTCTTTAAATAATCCTGATAAACAATCAAATCACTTTTGTTGTTATCTTTTTTAAGATTATTTATAGCAGCTTGAATCTTTTTCTCAAGTCCAAGTTTGTCATTTGCAATTCGCAACATCTCATTGTATTCTTCAGTAGTCAACTTGGTGCTTGTAGAGATGCCAGTGTCTTTGTCTTGCATACCAACTTGTCTAGATGGCATACTGATATTTGCATTCAGTTGGATAAGTGCCTGATCAACATCAGACATTTTTCCTTCCTTCATACGCAATGGTGACCATGTGTATTCGTGAGGAACTGTCTCACCCCAGATATTGAGCATAGGTGGCAGATCTTCAGACAAACCAGGTGTCTCGGACTTCCACTTGTTGACAGCGTCCATCAAGCCTTTAATACCAGCAGGCAAGTTGGGATCTGCTTGGTAGTCTCTACGCAATGGATCAATCTTTTCTTTGGTGCTAGTCACCAGACCAGACAATGGTTCAATTGCTTTGATCGTAGTAGTTGTACCAATCTTGGCAATTCCATTCAGAATCTCAACCAAGTGCTGTCTGCTGTTTGGAACATTGCCACCAAGCAATGATGTGATATTGCTGACTCCAGTCAAGAATGGGTGTTCCAACATGTAGTTGGCTACACCAAAGACCAGACCGCCAGCCAACGCATTGACACGACCATCATCCTCTTCATATCGTGCATAGTCCACATAGTCAGCAGACATGCCCATCAAAGCACCAATAGGCTCCATGCCTTGATAACTCACATAAACTTTACCCGCATAGTCACCAGAACCAAATCTGACCATGCCTGGGAATTGAGAGAAGTCTTGACGCACATCTTCTGTGATGCCACTGACATCAAACACAAAGCTGTATGGTTGCCAGCCTTGGCGCTCCATGGCTTGGCGTGTACCTTTGTCGCCAGGGCCAGAACCTGTGATTGCGCCATTGGTAGCCATTTGACTAAAGCCATAGATAGCTGCACTTCCAAGACCAACTTTGGTCATAGCCATATCAGCTTCTTTACCACCTTGTTTCATGGCAGTCCAAAATGAATTGGTGAATGGAGCCAATGGCGTACGAGATACAACTTCACCCATCACATTGACAGGCGTTGCAATAAATGGCATCTGAGTACGCAATGCAAAACCAGTCGCACTATTTGGTGTCATAGCTGATTGCAATTGACCAGCAGTGCCTTCAAGCTTTTGCGTGAATGTTCCAGTCTCTGCTAATCCAGCAACATAATCTGGTGGCTCCAACAAGAATTGATCAATTGCATTTGTCTTTGCTTTAAGTGCATCTGAAACAGAAGCACCAGATTTCAATGCATCATCAAATGTTTTGATACCAAGACGAGTTGATTCGGCAGCCAATTCATAGGTGTAATTAACACCTTTGAAAAACTCATCCGCTGACATCAATGAACGACCAGGGAATGTGGTCACATAATTAATTGCCTTCATACCAGTAGACAGCAATGAGCCATCTGCTTTATAGTTAAACAATTCCATGCGTGACTGTTGTCTGGCAATCTTGGTTGGATCAGACCAGCCTTTTGGAACACCATTGACAAACGCATGAGACATTAGTTCCCATCCATTTTTAACGGCTGTAGTTGTTGATGCCAGCATAGTTGGCACTTCCAACAATTGGTATCTATCATCACCTCCAAGACCAATGCCTTGACGCAATGTTCCTACTCCTGAAGCAATGGCACGTTCAGTCATGCGCCATGGCAAGAACACAGTATTGCTCAAAGCATTTTTCAGATGTGTGCCAGGTCGAGACAAAATGCCATTCACATAGACAGTAAACAACTTTTCCCAAGGGTTGCCTTGAGCCATGCTCTTGATGAGATCTGCTTTGCCCTGTGGAGTCTTGACATCCAAATAGGCTTGAGCAAACTTCACAATGTCTGTCTCATTGCCAAAGTTTTCAATGATGGTTGAAATGTCAACAGCACCATCACGAGGCATACGCATCACAGCCAAAGACTGAGCGACATTGGTTTGATAGCCTTTGACGCTTTGCTGAAGCAGATTGTGAAAGTGAATGGTTTGAGCCATCTCTGCCAACTCAGTTGGTTTTGCAGTACCATTTGCAACTTTTACCGCCAACCTATCCAAATGCTTGGCGCTGGCAACCATGGCATTCAATGCTTTGTAGGTATTCTCTGGGCTGACTTCAAGCTTACCGCTTGTGATGTCATCAATAAATTTAGAACCTATACCAGAACTTTCAGCGGCTGTACGCACATCATCAAATGTGATTGTCTGGGTCTTAATGCCAGACATCTTGTTCATGGTTTCAATGGTTGACTTGATGTCTTCCGTTGTCTCCATCTTTGGCAGATTAAATACTGTCTCTGGAGGCACTTCTGTGGCTGGATCTGTGACAGCACGAATCTTTTGCACTTCAGCACGTTGGCTTGTAAATGCTTCTGGCGTAATTTCTGGTTGTTTATTTGCTTCTATTTTTGCAGCAATATTTACTTTTCTTACTTCTTTTTTAGTTGTTGCAACCCCAGCATTGATTGCGGCTTTGGTAGTGTCTTCCACCGCAGCGGCAGTGGCAGCTTGAGGTGTGATGGGAGCAACAGGAGGCTTGCGAATCTCAACATTCTTGAGCTTCTTCAGTACCTCGCCAATCAGTTCACCACGACCACCAGCAACTTGAATACCTTCTTCAGATGGCATTGGAGCCGCAGGCATGTCAATAGCTTTTTCTGGCACAGGAGCATCAGCCAATTGCTCTCGTTGTTGTTCGTCAACGAGTCCTTGATTCATCTGATCAAGTTTGAGATCAAGTTGCTGAATCGCCATTATTTTGCTTCCTTAACCAATGACTTGGCTTTCTTGACTACCTTCTTGCCGACATCCTTTGCCGCTTGTGCGCCTGGAAGAGCATTGATAGCACCAACAGCAGTCTCAATTCCAGCCGACACAAGATCACCACGCTCGGCAGATTCGATGCCTTCTTGAACTGCCAAAACACCCTCTTCAGTGTACATTGGAAGCATGGCTGCGCCAATAGCTACTTTAAACCCAGGCAAGTTTGCCAAGGCATCTACAAGACCCATGGTTGCTGGAAAGTTACTACTAGGGCCACCAATGAAAGATTGAGCATTTTGACGAGCTTTGTAGCGGTCTACACCAAGGCTTTCTAAAACTGATTGCAGTTTGTCAGCAGCTTGCTGGCGCATGGTTGGATCAAAGGACTTCATCTCAGCCTGAACTTCGCCAGAAAAGGCAGACTCAGGCAATCCACGAGATCCAGCTTCAGCAACCAACACATCACCAGGCTGGCTAGTACCAGGCATTTGTTCTGGTGCTTGCTCAACAATAGGATCAGGCGCTGGGTAGAACACGCTATCCCAGTCTTTGCGGAGTTCTCGCTCTAGACTCATAGGTTGTCCTTGTATTGTTTCTTGAAGCCATTGATGCGCTTTTTATCATCGTCAGTCAATCCTTGAATTGCTGATGGATCAACCTGATCAATAGGCAAATTAGGCTTCTTGGCTTTTGGATTCTTTTCAAAAATCTTGTTGTAGTTCTCTACAGCTTGGTTGCGGCTTTCAGCTTTGTCTTTGTAGATCTTGTCACCGTTGTATCTTTTGATTGCAGATTCCACAGCTTCATTTGAATTCTGATAGCGCAAAACACCATTTGCACCAGGAATCTTCTTATTCAATTCATCAGTGTAGATTTTTGTTAGATCAACTCTTTTTTGTAATTTGTCACTTGGATTTTGAACAAGGTCTGACAAAATTCCAGACTCACGATTAATCAGATCCAATGCCGCACGAGATTGAGTATCTACGGTTGATCTTGCAAGAGACTCAAACTCACTGCGACTCATCTTGCTTGCAAATGGAACAAGTTCATTTATAGAAGTAATCCGTCCATTTTTAATGTTGTCATAGAGTTGCATGGACAACATAGGATTTGGTTGAGCTTCTTTAGGCTTGAGCAAATCTTGTGCTTGAGACAAAGTCATTTCACCAAACATCACCAGCTCATTGATGATTTGCTTCTTACGAGCACTGCTAGTACCAGACTGCAAAAACTCAATGGTCAAATTGTTGGCTGCTACTTTATTTGCAGCTTTTTGTTTTTCTTTTTCAATTCTGTTCAATGACTCAGCATCAGCAACAGCTTTGATCTGCTGGGTTCTGATCTTGATTTTTGTATCTTCATCAAGACCTTTGTAGATGCCAGTTAACTCACCAACATCACCCTTGTTCAACTTCTCAGCGGCAGCGCCAGCAGTAGGAGCAAACTTTGGATCAGACAGCTTTGCCAACACAGCGCCAACTTTTGCATCATTGACAATCTTGTACGCCTCAATTGCATACTTGTTGCCGCCAGCAAGAACAATGCTTGTTCTATTTGTAAACGGCTGAATGATGTTTTGCAGGATTTCTTCAAGGTTGTTGGAGTCCATGCCAACTGCTGTATATGTCTTGATGACATTCTCAATGACTGGCTTCAAAGTCATCAGAGCCTTTTCTTGCTCTGCTGTGTAGAAAGCCTGTCTATTGCGTTCATCAATCTTTAGTGCCTGGGCATAGGCAGTGTGACCAACGGTTGCCATTGATGCACGGAACTTGATGGATGTTTCTGGATCAAGAGCCGTCAATACGCTGACTGTGCCATCAATGTCATCACGCAAATCTGCTTGCAACTTGACTGGGTCAACTTCACCACCAGCTTCCATCTCAGCAAGACGAGTTGACAATCGGTTCTGGAAATTGATTTGCAACTCATTGCCCAAAATATGAGCAGATGCTTTGTTGTAAGTTTCAGTAAACGCAGTGCCAGCACCTTGAACAACAGGCATCACGCCAGTACTCTTGGCTACATCCAATTGTTCTTTTGTTGGCGGGAAATCAACAGCGTATTTAAGACCAGCCTTCTGTGCCTCAGTGAATGCTTGTTGATTCAAGAATGAGGTCATGCGATCTAACTGGCTTCCAAGATCAGCATAGCCTTGAGCCTGTGCTTGTTGCAAGGCTGTAGACAGGCGTGGCAGATCAGCGTACTGAGCGCCTAGATTTTCGTAACGTGGTAAATCAGCCATTTATAACCCACCCTTACTTGATCTAAATAATTTGAGTCCAAGTGGCTCAACGACTTGCGTTCTAATACCACGACCACCACCCATGTAATCTAAATTCCCTGTGCTTGGCATGATGTTCGCATCGCCAGATGTTGTTGCAGATGGTGTCTTGACTTGCTGATATTGAGCGTAAGCCATACCAGCCTGACCAAACGCTTTGAACAAGCCCATGGATTCTGTGGTGTCAGCGGCAGCATACAAAGCCTGTGATTGAGCCAAGCCACCAGCCAATGCAAGTTCAGCATTCTCTTTGCTGATCTGCATCTCTCTGCCAGCTTTCATTGCATTGAACTGATCAAGCGTCATTGGACTGCCAGTCATTGGATCAATGCCACCAGCCGCAGCTCTGGCACGAATTGTTGCTGACAAACGCAACTGGCGCTCAAGGATCTGATTGGCTTGCATGCTGTAGTTCAAGGCATTTTGACGACCTTGCAACTCAGCTTGCTGGGCTTGGATGCGGTATGCAGAAGCCTGTGTAGATGCGCCTTGAATTGTTGATACAGCACTTGCGGCTGCTGATACTGCGGCTACTACTGCGTATGACATTATGTGCCTCCGTACACTGAGAGCTTATATTCCAACCCAAGCAGGGTCAGCTTCAAAGGCAGATTTTGACCAATGGTAATTGAAGCATCATCAGAGTACCCAGATATACCACCAACTGTTTTTGTTCCTGTGAACACAGGCATGCCGTTGTCCAGAATGTCGTTTGTGTCAAATGTGCGGATCGGAACAAGGTTGTCATTCACCAAAAGATGTTGTGTCTGGTAAAGAATTGCATTGACTTCAATGATGCGCTTGACAAATCCAACACGCACACCAACAGACAAACGAGGTTCAATTGGCAAAGTCTTGATCGTCACAGTAAACGGCAAACCAACCTCGTAGCTGGTCGTACTGTCTCTGTCAATCGTGATTGACCCACCGCCACTGACAACCTCGTCAGACAACACACTGCCATCAGCAATCACATTCAGCGTTTTGCCAATGTGTGGCAAGCTGGAGATGGTCTTGGATGATGTGGTTGTGCCAACAAAGCAGCAATCAGTGAATGTGGTTGTGTCAAAGATTTCAACGTAGTACTTGTCAACACTGTTGAATGTGCGCTTGACAACGACATAGATGTCTTCAATGTCAACGCCAATGTCCTTGAACAAGCCGTCAGTAGTCAGCTTGCTTGGAGCCACCACATTTTGCTGGCGCAGAATTGAATAGTTGGCAATTGTTCCATCGCCATTGAGCATCAGCAATGCATCTGTTTCTTCAGTGCTGGTTGCCTTACGCAATGCAAGCTCAACTGGATTGACAATTAAATGGCTAGACAGCAAGCTGATTGATGTGCTTACATACGACAAAGTGGTGTCGCTGTACAAGAACTCATTCAGTGCTTTACCCTGGCGCTGGACATAGATCGTGCCAGACTGCAATGTCTGCACACGCATGCCTTCACGAGAACCATTGCGGCTGACCGTCTTCACAAAGAAGTTGGTAGGCGTAATTGGATCTAGACCAGACTGTGGCACATAGAATTCACCGCCAGTTGTGAACACTTGCAAGTCACGACCACTGATGATGTCAGTGATGATGTTCAAGCTGTTGGTATCAAGTGTGGCTTCAACGGCATCATCGTCATAAGCCTGGTCAGGATTGAAGTCAAAGAACTGACCAACTTTGCTACCCCACAATGTGGATGGGCGAGACTTACTGCCGCCAAAGTACAGGCGACCTTCATGGAACGTACAAGTACGAGGCCATCCCTTGCTTGACGACCACACATCTTCATAGCCAGACTCATACTCCCATGAGCCAGAAGCAATGGCAGATGTGCTGAAGAACGGAATCTCGGTGACGGCACTGACAACGGTGGTGCTGGTGTACGCAACAATCCTTGCACGGCCTTGTGTGGTTCCATTGACATACTGACCAACACTGCCAGATGTGAACACGCCAGCAGATGCCGTCAAAGTGATAGCGCCAGATGTAGCACTAGGTGTCAGAGTTGCAGCTGGGTTTGTCAGTGTGACTGTGAATGCGTATTTTGGAATGCCAACAAATGAAATGTTGCTTGCCGTCCAAGTCGCATCAGATCCACCACGGACAATCTTGATCGGGTTAATGTCTTTGTGCGTGATGATCAGTGTGTCAGCAGACTGAGTCCAGCACATCGTTGACAGGATTGAGCTGGTGATGCCAGAGATAGCCAAGTATGGATTGCCACTGCCATTGATGTTGGTAATCAGTACCTTGTCTTTGAAGACATACATGCGCTGATTCACAAAGATCAGCATGTAGCTTTCATCAATAGAGAACTCAAAAGCAACAGAACGAGTGCCACTTTCTGGGCTGGCTGCGCTTGGGATCTCCATCAAGTACTTCAGACCACCTCTACGACGAACACCGCCTTGAGGTTGCACGACGACATTGGTCAATGTCTCAGCGCCATTCTTGTATTGATCAAGGTCAACCCTAGCCCTCAACAGCGGATCAAGCTCACCGCTACTGAAGTTGGTTTGCATTGAAACAATTCTGGTCATCAGTTTCTCACTTCAATCAAGCTGAAGTCTTCAAATGCCTGAGTTGTATTGCCTTGACCGTCAATCACCATGGCTGTACGGAAGTAGCCACCACGGTTGTTTTCACCAGGTGAACCAACAGCAACTTGCTGCCAGTATTGTGTCTTTGAGATCTGATCCGTAATAGGGTCAGCCAAGTGCCATGCCATCATGTACTTTAGCAACTGAACAAAGTATGACGGCATTTGAGATTCTGTTGGCTCAAACTGATAGTCAATCACAACTTGTTCATAGTTTGTCAACAGCTTATCGCCTTGGATAATCCAATCGCTGAATGTGCCAGCGCCAACGGCAGTACTGTTATAAGCTCGTCTGATTGCACCCAAGCGGTCAGACGGCAGTTGGTATTCGTATTTGTATTGGTTGACAGGTGTGTTGATCGTTTGCGCCAACGCTACCTTCTTAAAACTGAAAGACCATGGGTAGGCTTGCAGTGTGGAATTCTTTACGCCAGGATACAGGCGGTCACAGGTGTTGGAAGCTGTAGTTCCCTCATTAAATGACGAGATCGATTTTGCACCCAGCATCAGCAGGGCATCAGAGCAAATACGAATATCGGTATCACCAGCAGCCATTTGTCACCTCAGATGTGTGAAAGGCCAGCCCCCGAATACTCAGTGACTGGCCCATTCATTTGACTACCGATTAATCAGAGTCAGTTGCAGTAACGGTCAAGCCGTCAACAACGTCAACCACTGTACCGCTGTTGGCGTTCACCCACACAATAGTCATTGCGGGAGTGCCACCAGTGCTGGTGTGACAGAAGATGATGTCGCCAACTTTGAGAACAGATGCTGCGCTATTGAAATAGCCAGCAGTGTTCACATCAGCAATCGCATCAGTGGTTGTGTAAGTCCACATTTGTGGAGCATTACCAGCCTTTGATTGACCGCCAGCAGCGTTAAGTCCAGTTGCGGAATATGCCATTTTTGTGCTCCTTATTCAGTGCAGGTGATTGCAACAATGCCGCCTGCATCGATAGCAGTAGCGCCAGCACTGAACATCGAAGACACCAACCAAGAAGTTTTCTCGGGGATGTAGTTGATTTCAGAACGGATAGCCATGCTCTCAGCCATGCCGACAGCCATCTTGTGGTATGCGTACACAACACGAGTTGAGCCTGAACCACCGCCAGCCAAACCGCCTTCAGAACGATCACCAATGGTGACGAAATTGAAGCCCATGAAGCTGGTGATATCGCCTTGCACCAATGCCTTGACGCTGTTGAAGTCGCTGCTGGTAACAGCAGTCTCAGACAACAAGCTGGACAATTGTGAAGCGTGGATCAAGATGTAGCGGTCTTCTGCGGGGACGTTTGCAGTGTTGAGCAAACGAGCAGCTTCACGCAATTTAGCCATGTTCATGTTCGTGGCAGAACCACCAATGCTGGTAGCAACTGTCAAGCTGGTGCTTGAGTTTGCCAAAGCATCAATGATCATCTGGTCAGAACGACGACCGATGGCTTTACCAACCACCTGAACCAACTCTTGACGCTCGTCAAAGTTGACTTTGGATTGGTTGAAGATATCGCTGTATTCAGCAGCAATGTAGTCTTGCAGTGTGACTGTGGCCTGTGAGTAGGACACATTCAAAGGAGTCACATCAGTCTGAGGGATTCGGACTTGTGCAACACCAGCACCGATTTTGGGGAACTTGTGAGTGGACGCAGTAACGCCAGTACGAAGACGGACAGTGTTACGCAGGACAGCATCAGCTTGATATGCCTGTTTAACTTCCGCATCGAACAAGGTTACAAAAGCGTTAGAAATGCTAACTGCCATTTGTTTCTCCTAGAAACGGTTGATGAAAAAAACTTATCGCCAACGGTTGTCCAGAAGAATTCTGGGCCTAGACTTGTGTGTTACCCCCACACCAGGGAGCAGACTACTGCCGTCATGGGCCTTGCGGTTGTCCATAACTCCGATTATACGCACAGATTCAATTTGTCAAGTACTTTAATTAATATAGTGGTTAACCCTAATATATGCCCTATGGTGAATGTTGGAGCAAAGCACAGCCTTACCGTGATCAAAATCAAGGTTCGCTTATGCTTCAATGAATGCCCTACGGAGCCATGTCATCGCATCGCACTGAACAGACTTACAGCCATTTCTGACCTACCACCTGGCTCTATTCTTAGCCCACCATCCCCGCTTTGGCTTGCTCGTGTAACAGGGTTATTTAAGGTTCTACCACCGACGTGCCGCATAGTTCCCGAGTCGGGAAAGAAAAAACCCTCTGGTTCCAGCTTTCCACATCGCAGCGTGACCTCTTTCGAGGCTAGAAAGCTAGAGCCAAAGGGTTCTAGGGTGTCTTGCTGCGATGCTTGACGGAACTAAGTATAGCCGAAAAAAAGCCCCTGTCAAGCAGGGGCTAAATCACTTTGTTGGAGACGTTAGCAACTGCTTGCCAACCCCTTAGTTATACATCTTTTCAAAGAGTCTTTCCACCTTGGCTCGGTAAGCAGGATCTTTCTTGTACTTGGGATCTGCAACCATGGCATCCAGTTCTTCCTTGGACATACTGCCTTCAGTATCTGCCTTTAGGGTTTCCAATGGAACTCGGCCTTCGTAAGTTTCACGCAACTTAGACAGTGCTTTGATGCCCTTGGCGGTGTCTCCCCACTTGGTGAACTCCTTGAACTCGTCATCACTCCAGATGCCCTTGTTGACCATCCCACGACCCCAAGCAGCCATGTTAGAGATGATCGCCTTGGCATTGGGGCCAAGTGCTTCCAATTCCTGCTCCATGGACTGTCTAACCGATTCCTGCTGATTGGCAGACATGGTTGAGACTTCTTTGGCAAGATCCTCAAAGGCTTGCTGGGAGATGCCGTACTTCTGCGCCCATCCTGTGTAGGCTTGGGCAATAGGGTCATCCTCTGACAAACCAGCGGCTTCCAGGTTGTATTTGCCATCTTCTGGTGGCTTGTGTGCGCCTGAACGGAACTTCTTCTCCAGCTCCACATAGGACTTGCTGATACCTTCCAAATCAGGTTCAGCCTTGTCTTTGTTCCAGAACTTCTCAGGCCAGAAGTCTGGACGCTCAAGTGGGCCATCATCTTCTTGTTGCCCCTGAACATGGGGAATGCTCTGCTCTTGGCCCTCGGTTGTCTGCTGTGCTGGCGCTTCTTCGGCTGCGGCAGCTTCTAGCAGGCCAGGGTTGTCATTTGCTTCGCTCATTGTTTCTTGCCTTTCTAATGCGGTTTTCAATATCACGGATCACGCTGTTTTGCCCCTCTCGGAATAAACCCAACGATTGATCCGCACCAGGTTGCCAGCATGGTTGTTCAAGATAGAAATCCCTTAACCATGCCAACACCATCTTTCCCTCATCAGTGGCAAATGCTCGTGCCATTTGGAGGTTTAAATCAACACCAGCCTGGTCAGGCTCGTAGGCTGGCGCTGTTTCTAAGTCTTCCCAACTCATTCAGGAACTTTCATAATTTCATCTGGATCGGCAAAAGGTGATTTGCCAGCTTCAATCCTCATTGACGCATGATCAACTGCCTTTTCAATGATTGACTTTGGCATCTTGTCAAAGAATGACTTTGACTTTGGATCTACTTTCAGCAAGTAGTTCAATTCATCTTTGGACAATGTAGGAACAATCAAAGGAATGTTGGTTTCTTTTCCATTGATGCCAACACCAATTGATATCTCAGTTGACACACCGCCACCAGGACGCTTGAGTTCACCAAAGAATCCTTTGCCTTTTGCTGACCCATCTGGTCTATTGCCATAGTCCATTACATTGCTCCTTCTGGTGCTGGCGCTGGCAAAGCACCCTGTTGCTGGGCTTGTGCTTGTTGAGCTTGCATAGCCACTTGCTGGATTTGTTGCAGTTGAGCCTTACGCTCTTGGTCATTGGATCGGACACTGGCAGGCACACCCAGCTTGTCGGCAATGTAGTCAATAGCCGCACCTGGCTTGATAGCCAACTGACCTTCAGGGCCAAGTCCTTGGGCAATCTGCATGAACTGGATGATGTTGTTGATTTCATCCATGTTCTGTGCCATAGCCAATGGGCTGACTGGGCTGACCTTGACTTCCAAGCCATTGACACGCAAAGGCAAGTTGATGATGCCATCGTCATCCATGACTTCCAAGATCTTGGTGACCAAAGGAATCATGGTTTCATTGATCAAACGACCAAAGGCTGAACCCAAGTTCTGAGCCAGTTCTTTCATGCGCTCGACAACCTCAGTGGCAGATCTGGCGCTCATGTTGTCTGGAGGCAACGATTCATCCAGCAATGTGCGCTTGATAGACTGCACCAAGTCATTGATCACAATCTGGCTGACGTTGAAATCACCAGCACGAGGCAAAGGCTTGAGCGCCTCACCCTGTGGGCCACCATTGCGAGCAACAGGAATGATTGCCCCAGGAGTGATCTTGATGGTTGCTGGGTTCAGTACGCCATCATCTGCCGCAGTGTAGACACCAGTGATTGCCAATGAAGCATTCTTGAGCAACAGTTCTTTGGTCTTGTTCAGTGTCTTGATGTCGGGCAATGCCGTCAATACTGGGCCACGACCATAGATCTCACCAGCTACCTTCATGTAGCGGCTGACAACCCATGGGCTTGACTTCATCTTGCGGTAGACGATCTCGCTTTTGCTCTTCTCGTCAATGACGTAATAGCCAAAGTCACCACGATCAATGTTGTAGATGGTGGCTTCAATCAGATCAACATCTTCTGTTGGCTTGTCAGCAATGCGCTTTTGCAAGTCTTCTGGAAGCTTGGCATCTTTCCATTGCATCTGAATAGACTCGCCCTTGATCCGCATGGTGCGATAGACATTGTCAACCTGACCATTTGCACCCTCTTCAAAGCTGACCAAGTACTGTGGCACAGGGATGAAGTTGATTGGAGAGACAGCGTCACCCTTTTGAACCAGCATGACAGCAGTGCCAACAGACAAGTCCAGCAAGAACTCACCCATGGCAATGTCAAAGTTGGACTGCTTCAGGACAGCAAACAGCTTGTCGTTGTACAGATCCAAGGCACGTTGAGCTTCACCTCTGCGCTCCATTGGAATGTCAGTACCAGGCTCCAAGCGACACCATTTGCGCTGGGGTGGGAAGATGCCAGACTGAAGACGATTGGCAAACCGCTGGGTAGAGTTGATGGCAGTAGAGTCAAAGACTCGTGACATCTTCTTCTTGCCACCCACTCGACCTTCGTATTCACCGCCATACAGATTGCGCTGTGGCAAGGCAAATTCCATCGCATCTTCGTACAAGCTGCGGAAGTCTTCCTTCTTGTTTTTGGCGATCTTGTGTCTTTGTAAGATCTGCTCAACAGTCATTTTTGCCATATCAGTCTTTCTTATTTGCTTGGTATCTTTTCAAAATAGCCCTGCCTTTTGCCGCCAATCTAGCGGCTGCTTGCGCTGTCTTTGGCACAGGCTCACCCCATGCATGAGCAGCTAATGCAAGTCTTGTTGGCTCACCTTTTTTGTCCACCAATGGGCCACTTGGATTGGTGTAAAAACGAGTGAGAAAAGATCCTTTGCGTCTGGCATCTTGTCCTGTTGGATTGGATGCTTTGACACCAGGCTTGAGGTCTTTGCTTTCACCAGAGCGTTCAAATTTACGCCTGCCAGCTTCTGTCAAACCGCCTTCAGGATCTTTGTACTTGCTCATTTCTTTCTCGCAGCATTCATGTTGTCGATCAAATTTGGATATGGGCGACCTGCTTTTCTGGCGCTTTCTTTAGCTGATTGTTTCTCTGATGAAGACAGCTTTTCTGGCTCACCCAGTTTTTTTGGTCTTGCCTTGTTCCAGATTTTTTTATTCAGACTCATTCGTACCACTCCAAAGTAAGAAATGCGGCATGTGCTACACCGTTGACGTTGGTCAGTCTGAACAAATAGTTTGTCAGTGGCTTCAACACATATTCCAATGTTGCACCAGTACCGCCACCAGACTTTTTGCCAGCACCGCCAGGAATAATCTGTGCATCTAGCTCATTACCAACAGATGTGACTGTTGGATTGATGACCATGGCAACTTGACTAGGATTGCTGACAGCGTAGTTGCGATTTCGGTTGATAGGCGTGAATGAAGTGCCACCAGTTGTTGATGTACCTTCATAAACATACAACTCTGCGTCACCAAGACACATGGCATCAACTGTTAGGTGTGGAAACACACCAGATGGTGAAGCCAAAACAATGTCTATGCTTGCTAATGCAGGTAGTGGTGCAGAATCTGGCGCTATTTTGTACGCAAAGAAACCTCTGCCATCGTGATTGCGCTGATGATTGACATCAACCACGATTACTGGTGCATCAGCGCCAGCAATCACTTGATCGCCAGCGTTATTTTTGTGAGTCAGAGTTACCAGCCTAGACTTGGTGTTCTCTGACTCTCGCTGAACGATGATTGCCATTTACTTCTTCTTCTTCAATGCTTCGGCTTCGCTCATGCCAATGGCAATGGCTTGCTTGCGGCTGGTGACTTTTTGACCACTGGAAGATTTGAGCTTGCCAGTAGAGTATTCCTTCATCACTTTATGCACTTTGGATTGCATCTTGGACTTCATGTCGGTAGCCATTAAGCACCTCCACCCAATTTAGATTCAGATCCAACGCCAGACAAACCAGTTTCTTCGCCAGACAGCAACATACGCAATCCACCGCTGCGCTTGGCTCTGACTCGCATCTGGGCTTGTTGTGCAAGTTCACTTTGTTGCTGGGCTTGGACAGCTTCTTGTCTGGTCAAAGTTGCTTTTTGTTGTGCAATATTTGCAGATTGAGCTTCTTCGGCACGTTTTTGGGATTTCTTGGTATCAATAGCAGACTTTGCGCCTGCCACTGTTGCTGCCGCCATGATGTATGGAAGTGCTGCTGCCATTTGGTTCTCCTTACGTTTTTGACATCAAGTAAAAGTCTGATTGATCGGGGCCATACCGTTTCATCATGCCTTCTATCTCAAAGCCAAGCACCATTGCCCAACGGACAGCCCTCAAGTCAGCGCATCTTACTGTTATCTGAAGCCGATGCAAGTTTCCTGCTATCACTGTGCAATCAGTGTATGCAAGAGCCGCACGAGTCATGGATTTCCCATATTTTCTAAAGCGTTCCTCGCATAGCATCCACATTTCGCCCACCCCTTCCCAGATGGAAACAGTGCCAAAAACAGCGGCAGGCTTGCCGTGTAATATCACGGTGATAGCATGACCATGAGTAGCTTGGTTCTCCAGCATGACCTCCAAAGGCACGACTCTGGAGACAGTTTCAAGTAAGGATTGGTCAATATCCATGGTCATCACATGACCAGGATTGAATGGAACCCATGTCAGCGGGGAGTTTTGTGGCAGGCTTTCAATGATCTCAAGCAAAGACATCGAAATCGGTACTTGTCAGGGTTTGGGCAATGAATGTTTGTCCAGAAGATGGGCGTGAACCTCTGGTCAACTGGCGATATTCACCGCCACCAGTCATCAAATAGCCAAAAGCGTCACCAACGTGGGAGTGTTCGTTCTTGTTTGGCGTGTCTCTGAAGCGTTCTTGCCCAGCACCGACAGCAACCCGCTTGAAATGGTAGCCACCAGACAGGGATTTACGCAATAACTTGCAGGATTTGTTGACCAACAGCCCTGGTTTGCCTGAAACCATGCGGTTCATGGGGCCAGCGGCAGCTTCTCGACGAGCTTTGAAGTCATTGGTTGCCGTTGGCTCGGCTTTCAGACCCAGAGAACGCAGGTATTCAAAGGCAGTTGTCTCATAAATGGCATCTCGTTGCATACCCGCAGGGTCACCCCAGATCCGCACATCGTATTTTGGGAACCTGGTTTGCAATTCAGCCATCAGAGTCTGACCAAAACGCTCCAAACCCATGTCAAAAGTTACAATCTCATGCAGAACACGCCATTGTCCATTGGGCATTCTTTGCCCAAAAACAGCCGCAGGTGTCAAACCAAAGTCAAGACCGACCTGAATTGGGTGATTGGGATCTGGCTCCAAGTCAGCAGACATGATGTTGTCATCGTACTCAGGCCAAACTGATTTGCCATCCTGCACAAAGGTGTATTTGCCCTCGGCATAACAGCGAATCCAGTCTAGGGTCTTGCCTGCAAGTTGTTGCAAGTAGTAGCCAGGTGGCAGATTCTTGATGTTCTCGGCTTTGGGATTGATCTTCCACCACTTGGAAGACGCAAAGATGTGATCATTGGCTTCTGGGTTTTCAGGAAGTTGATCAGATGTGACTTCGATTACACCGCCTGGTTGCTTGAAGAACTTCCATGCGTACTTTCCTGTGATGGGTTCTTTTTCTGCAAGTCGATGCCACCAATGGTCATCATCCATTGGGTTAGTGTCCATCCAAATGCCGTGCCATGTGGCTCCACCATCTCTTTTAGTAGGATAACGTCCAACTCGATGGGTAAGGCCGTCAATGACTGCCTTTGGTAATTCTTTGGCTTCGTTAACCCAAGCACCTGTGAGTTCAAGCGAAAGCAATTTACGGACATCTTTAGGCTGGTCAAGAGCCAAAAATATAACCTCACAATCAATCCCCGCTGCATCACCTCTGGGCGGTAACTTAATGTGATGCGTAATTGGTGGCGTGTGAAGTATTGGGCCATAGATGTTCTCTGGGAAAAGATCTGCCCAAGTCTTGAGCGTGGTGGTTTTGAGTTCAGGGTAACTGTTACGCACAATGACAAATCTGCTGTACCTGATGCCATCAACTGGTGACGGTCTTTGTTGGACAGCACGGATCATCACTTTGGCAGCACAGACAAAGGACTTGCCAGAACCTACTGGCCCCATGAGTCCAGTGACAAAGGACTTGTCTTGCAGGAATTTGAAAGCTGTTGGGCTTGAACGCAGATCAATGTTCAGGTTTGACAGTACATGTTCATTGCTCATGCCGTGGCTCCACATCTTCAGGTGCTTGAATGGTCACGCCAATCACGCTAGGTTTCTGTCCATCATCTGGGGTATCCAGCAAGCCAGATGCTTTAGCCAAGATACGCAGGACTTGAACCTTGTCAAACAGTTCAATGTCAATGGTTGCATTGCCTTCTTTGTCTACACGCTGGCTGATCTTCTTGATGGATTGCAGAGCGTGTTCAGGAATCTTGGAGCTGGCTTTGACACGGACATTACCCATGTCATCCCATTCCATGATGTCGGTGATCTTGGTGTTAGCCATGGTGAGCAGGCTATACGCCACGGCTTCACGGTTGGCAACAATGGTTTGGCTGCGCTCAATGCGCTGAACGACATTACGAACACCACCCCATCCTTTTACGGAGGGGTAAGTGCCGTTAGTCTTTTTCTCGACTTTGTCAACCATCAAAAGCAGTTGGTAGTGCAGTTATTGCCATAGCAACAGGTTGTGCAAGTGACGTATTTGCCATTAGCGTAGACAGTGTGAGTCACGCAAGATGCCCATACGGTCAAAGAAGTGGCAGTAATCCAAATGCCGATTAAAGCTTTTTTCATATCAGTCTCCAGGTTGATCAAAAGGGGATATCGTCATCCATGTCAGCCACACCGCCACGCACAGGTTTTTGTACGAGAGCAGGCTTCTTGGATTCATAACCGCCAGATTGTTGTTCAACAGGAGCGCCAAGCTTCAAGCTGAACCAGACGTTGCCAGTCTTGTCATCCACATTGCGCCATGCTGATAACCAGAACTGTTGACCAGATTGGTCTGTCCACTTGCCTGTGAGATCAGGATGTGAATCTTTTTCTTTGCGGGTATTTTTTCGCAGGTTACCACCTGCCTTTGGTGCATCCATCTGTTTATCTCCTTTGATGCGTTTCAAGGTTGTTGGCAATGCGTTCACATAAAGCAGTGTTTGCACTTTGAGTTTCAGATAACCGAAGTCACAAGATGGCGCTAACCCACCATCGCACTACCAACACGGCTGGGGACTGAATCTAAGAGATGCTTGTTTTAGAGTTCAAGCAAATTGGCTTTTAACCAAAGACAATCCCCATGCGTCTTGATGTGCATTTATGCTATCACAGTGAAATCTTGCGGACAAGGATTATTTGTGGCATAGTTCATCTGCCTGAGTCGTGTTGGGTAAGTCTGTCAGATGTAGCATTGCCTGTGGGAAACCATAGGACACGACCAGTGCTACACCTAACAGGCTTTTTTTATGCGCTTTGAGAAACCTTTGTACAGCAAGCGTCCTTCAGCAGCCAAGCGGTCAAAGGAAGCCAAAAAGACTTTACTCAAGCTGGCAAAGACAGACCCAATACTTAAGAAGCTGGTCAACCAACAGGCAGTCAAGATAGCCTTCAAATTGGCAAAACAAGCGCCAGCCAAGCCAAAACAGCAATTTCAACAAGCCCCAACTTACCATCATGGTATGGGAGCAGACTTCTACAAGACCAGGGAGTGGCGGGAAGTTCGCTACAAGGTGTTGGTCAAGTACGGCAAGGTTTGCCAATGCTGTGGAGAAAAGCAGGGCTATATCCATGTTGACCACATACTGCCAAGATCTTTGTATCCAGGTAAAGAATTAGATGAAAACAACTTGCAAGTGTTGTGTGAAGCATGTAACATTGGTAAGACCAATCGGGATCAAACTGATTGGCGACAGCAATGAGCATCTGGGGTTTTGGAGTCGACCCCTCAAAGGCATGAGATAAACAGTCCTCTCGGGATGCCGAGCAAATCCTCACCAGGAAGATTAGGACGGTAGAGATAAAACGGTACGCACTGACTGACCATCAGTAATACGGCCTGATCTACCCAAGGTAAGCTGAAACCTTGACGATATACAGATGCAGGAAGAATACGCAAGACCATGCGTATACCCATTCGGGACTACGACTCCCTAACTACGCCTATACGAAACGCAGTGTCATCCATCTAGCAACCACGCCATCCAGCACCTCTGTTTGTCAGTGAGATGCTACCAGGCTGATTCTGAGAAAAAAATTGCGTCATACACCCCAACGGTGAGGTGGGGGGTGGGGGGTAGAAGGGGTGCTTCTTAGCCAGAACGTACTACAGCAATTAACACACTCCCCCCCATGCAATTTTGCAGAATTGTAGTAGTACCTGCTTTATACGATGTCCATTATGTTAAGTCGCCAGGGGTACTGAGTGCTAACAGCTTACATCATGCTAACATTTTGCTTAACACAGCTTCGATGTCTGCCAGGCTAGCGTTAGCCCCTGCCTGCTGCTGGGCTGCTGCGAATAACTCAGCGCCTACGGCTTTCCTTAGTTGCTCAATTGTCATTTCATCTATACTCTGTTGACTATCTGCCAATTTCAGATTACTAACCCGCTGGTCAGTTACTTTATCTGCTTTACGTTTTCCCATGGTTTCCCCCTTTGCACCTGTAAGCTGTTGATTCTCTTGCATAAAAGGGGCCGATTCCCCTGTAATTCCTATGATGTCTTGCAGGGTTAGATCTGCTTTATAGATAACCTGCCTGGTATGCGCTCGCTCGCCCTTAAAACCGTAGTAAATGACCTTTACATATCCTGCTTTGATCAATGCCCTGGTATGCACTGCTGCCCTGTTTAGACTGATTCCAAAATGATCTGCTATTCGCTGCAGGCCAACCCATGTCAGCCCTGCCCTGTTACTGTAAGCACACAGCATCAATAAAACCCTAAGCTGCATTTCAGTAATTGACCTATCAGTAATTGCCCTGAATGGCACTACAGCGAAATGACGCAGATCTGGCTGTTGTTCTTTCTGCTTGATCCTAGGCTTTTTGGGCAGGGTGATAGGTACTGGCTGCATGGGCTGCATTGTAAGCAGGCATAAAAAAGCCCCATTGAAGGGGCTGTTAAGGGTTTACCAGGTTTAATGCCTATCTGCGCCATGGTTTGCCAGGCGCTGCGCTGCCCTGATTTTCCTGACTGCTGCGCTTACTGTTGACTGCCTGCACCCTGCCTGCTCTGCTGCCTGCTGCTGGGTTTGCTTATGTACAAAAAACAGCCATGCACTACGCCAAGCTTTACCGTTTTCTTTTAACCGTGCCAGGGCTGCCAGTGCATGGAATTGATCAAATTGCATATCAATACCCCATGGACATTAAAACGATCAAGAAAACAGCAGCCACAATGCAGGCCACTATTACGGGTTTGTCTGTTTTGTCTATCATGCTGCCACCTGTTTCAGTTGAATAACTTTATGCATCTTTTTGCCATGGGCAGGGTATGCAATAACCTTCACTGCTTTATCCCAGCAAGCCCTGCAGCCACTGCACTGCCCTGCATTCTCATAAGCCCTGCACAATGTCGCACCCCTGGGCAAGCTGTCACTGTCAGCCACTATGACCGATCCATGCAGGTTTTTAGTGAATTTTCCATCGATGCTGTCACTGCTAAACCTGATAGATACGTTTTTCAGTGCAGCCATGGCTGTTAATACCTGCCTAAACTTAGGGAATTTATGCATCCTGGTAGGCAGCCAGTGCTTAACCCATGGCGTGCGCTGCATAATTTCGAGGATCTTTTCAGCCAGTGCCAGGTTGTACATGTCGCCACTGTCGAACCAGCGAAAAAACGTATCCTTTGCCAGTGCCTGAACCATATCATCAGCCCAGTCTATGCGCTGCCAGTCTATGCGGTTAAATTCCCTAGGGGCTTTTACATTCGGAAACCTGTAATTACCTGTAGTGGCGTAGCAGCCCTTGCAAGCGTCAACTAAAACCCCTGGGCTTTCGATACTGCCAGGGCAGGTATCAAGGGCCTGCAGTGACCAGGATCTAATCCCGTCAAGCTTGGATGTAACGCTGATTTTTACGGCTGTTGCTGTTTTAGTGTGTTTCATGCTGATATCTCCACAATTACTAGGGCTGCTTTTTTGCACAATTCAACCTGCTTTTCTGTTAAGCCCTGGGTTAACTGCAAGGCTATTTGTGTGGCCTGCTGCGCTTTGCTGTCGCTGGGTGCAGTGATAGCCAGTGCCAGTGCATTAACCAGCATGGCCTGCTGTGTTTCAAGATAATTCATGCTGCACCCCCCATAATGAGTTTTTTAAGATCTGCCACCGATCTGCCAGTCATATCTGACAATTCCCGCAGGGTTAAATTTAGATGGCTGTCGTAATAATCGACAATTTCCTCAGGGCTGCTGCTGTAATTTGGCTGTTTATCGTCGTTCATGCTGCCACCTGCCATTTAATTTGATCGGGGGAAACCTGTACCTCATATCCCAGCTGCATAATCTGGTCTAAGGTTTTTTCTGTCAGGGTTTTAGTGCCTGCCATGGCAGCGAATATCTGCGCTTTTGGACAAACAGGGTAAACAACCCAGTTTCCGTAGTTTTTATCAAGCTTTACTGTAATTTTCATTTCTCAATTCCCCTTAGTAGGTGGTTTGTTGATCAACAGGGGCCTATCTGCTTGCCTGTTGCACGAAATTTAACGCACCTATCTGCTGTATGTAATAGGGATAAACCCTAGGTTACGCAATTATTTGTTGACTGTCGCTGAAAATGATACAGCCATGCACTATTTGCCTGCCCCTGCTGGCAGGTTTTCCCATGGCAGACAGCAGAATTAATTATTCTGTTTTCAACAGGTGCATTTTAGGTACTACTGGCTGATTTTCTGGGTTTGCATACAGTAACCCATGCCACCTACAGCCAGCCCAAAATTGAAATTGGGGGTATTCCAAACACCACTGGTATGGGGCGCTTGGAAAATTTCTAACCAGGACTGCTGGAAACTTCTCCAGCATTTTCCTTTTGCGCTGCCATGAATTTCACCAGATCATCCTTGATACCCCTGCACAAACCAGAGACATCAGAATCAAGCTCCTTTGCTCTGTGCCATGCGTGTGCTTTGAAGCCTGGTTGCTGTGCCATGGCTATCAGATGCGCCAGCATCTTGTCGTAATGCTCACTGGTCATCTTGTATCCACGCCAACCAGTTGGCAAACGCCAGCAATACACCAACAGTTATCCCAGCACCGATGAATAAACACAGAATGGTTGCAATCATTTGGATGGCCTCGCTTTACTGTAGGTTGTGAAATCGTTACGCACACGCAGACCCCTGTTCTTCAGCTCAGTGGTTGCTGCCTTGATCGCCACATACTGGCGCTTTGCTTTCTTGTCTGTCATCCAGATGCTTGGCTCGTTGATAGACTCAAATGCTGATTTGACTGGCTCTTTGCTCATAGATTCTTCTCGGTGTTGCTAAGTTAAAGACGCTGTTACCAGTCAGTCTCTTGCGTTTGTTGGCGTTGTAGCGTCTGACAATTTCCTTGCGGCTTGTCTTTGGTTTTGGTTTGTCTTCCTGGTCACCCAATGCGTACACAGCCCTTGGATAGCGTCTGTCATGTGTCTCATGCTCATAGATATAGGCTGTGATGTACAGGCGCTTTGGTAGCCTTGCTGTTGGCTTGGACATGCGAGAGATGATAGATGAGATGTCGGACTTGGTAACACCCAGCTCCTGGCAAATTTCAGCACCAGTCATTGGCCCAAGGTAAGTCAATACTTCTTCTATTTGCTGCACATAAAAGCCGTGCTTCCTCATGTGTTCAATTCCTTAAGTTTGGCTTCAATCGCTGTAAAAACTTCATCATCTGTTTTGTGGTCTAACCAAGAACTGAATTTCTTTTTGTCGTGATGGTCAAGCCCTACCCATGTGCGCTGTGGGGTGGTGTAGAGAGGTGTTATAACTTGTTCTCCATTGGCTGTAGCATGAAAGCGTGTTTTGTATAAGTTTCCTAATGGTGAAAACCACGCCACAGGCTCCTGCTCTGACTGTGCCAAGGCTTCTTTGATTGCGTTGATGGCTTGCTCAACTTTCCATGTTGTGCTTTGCTCTGCTGGCACTCTAGGGCCACCAAACACAGTTAAAAGCGGCTCCATGTATCCGTGATAAGTTTCCAACGCCTCCAGCGCCATCCTCAGTGCTTCATCTTTTGTCATGTCTTACTCCTTAATGCCGTGCAACGCTTCAACGTCTCGTGTGATTAGCACATAGTCGGCAAAATCAATCTCTGCGTCCGTCATATCCAATACCTTAGCAACCTGCCAATGCTCTCGCAATTGTTCCAGCGTCAGCGGCTTGCGTTGTGGTGGAATAGATACTTGACCGACTAAAACACGACCAAAATCAGTATCAATAATAGGCAAGGCAATGTCATAGTCTTTGCAACGCATAGTGACAGATTTGATTTTCATTTCCTCACGAATATGTTTAAGCCTACGCTCTAATTCACGATGAAAATATTCTTTTGTCGCATACGCCACAGGCTCTTGCTCTTGTGCCAAGGCTTCTTTGAGGGCGGTGATGGCTTTCGGCGCAAAGTCGATCTCTAGAAGGTAACTTTCGTCCATTGTGTCCATGTTCAAGTACATCTCCAACGCCTCAAGCGCCAACTTCAATGCTTCTTGTGTCATTCCTTCATGCTCCTAATGTAGATAGCAAAGCTACTGATCGTGTCTTTGCCAAAAGATTCCATGCTTTCAATCGCTTGAGCAATTTCTTCAATGATGTGATTGCGATATGGGTTCAAAGACTCCACCCTGCTACGCAACTCAGCAACAGCCTGTTCAGCAGATTCCACACGCTGCTCAATCTGCCGCTTGCGCCATGTGCTTTCATCCATGCTTGTCCTTCCAGTTGTATGCACCTTTGACTGTGAACCTGCCAGCCTTGCGAAAAATCGTCAGCAAAGACTTGTATGGCACACCAAATCTATCGGCAATCTCTTTCTTGCTGAAGCCCTGATCTTGCAAACTGAAAGCTCTGCGCTCGTCAATCTGAATGGGCTTGCGCCCACCGCCTCTATAACCACCTCTCATTGCATTCCTATAGGATCTTCATCACTGAGGTAGTGACTCAGGCTTTTTAATTCCCTAGCCAGCATGATCATCACTTGGCTGTTGGCATGGAAAGCTTCAGCCATCTGCTCAAACTGGTCTTCCAAATGGGTGATGCGCTGCTCTAAAGTCTCTTCTGTCATGGCAATATCTCCATTACTGTTACCTCAATGCGAGGTGATCCATATGATTTCACGCTGTGCAACTCACACACCTGGCTGTCATCCACCCACAAGATGCCATTGCCAGCGTCCATGATTGCCTTGATGTAGTTGTCCAGATCTGGTTTGCCAATTGGTTTCATGGCATTTGACTCAGCCTGCTGGCGCTTGGCCTTAGACCAGCTCACAGGTATCGTCTTGTAAACCCGCACAGACAGGGCTACAGGCGTATCCAATGGCGCTTGGCTACCCATGGCTTGCTTGGCTGCTTGAGCTATCTCCTGCTCCCAGTTTGCCGTCTTCTTGGGGGTATATGTTTTGACAAATCCCCCTTGACGAGCGAATCTCGGCCTGCCTTTCCCCACTGGCTCGCCAAAGACGCAGAAATTCACCATCAAAGTCATCAAAATCCCCTGTTACTGTCAAAGCTTGGTTGATCATGAATGCAGGTACTTCCTGCCCATCCTTGACACTGTCCAGAATACGGATGGCATCCTCGAAAGTCATCTGACCGCCCTGAGTGGCTTGATGAATGGCAGTTCATATGGTTTTTCAGGTGGTGGTGGTGTCATCTTTGCACTGGGTGGAAGCCATCCATGCTTGCGCCAGGTTGCCTGAACATCTGCCCCTCGTTGGTACTTGAAGTTGTCAGATGTCACATGAATGCTGGGCAAAGTTACTTTAGTACCAGCGGGTGGTGTCCACTTGTCAGTCATATTTACCTTTCAAAAACGCATTGATGCGGTTATCTGGTGTTGCATATTGCTTGCTCAGACTGTCAACAATCAGATCATCAACGACTGCCGCCATTGATTTTCGCTGTGCCAGGGAAGCCTGCCGCAACATCTCTTTACTAGACGGACGCACTCTGACCATCAAAGGAACGACCACGATTTTGGGATTGATTGTGTGTTTCATGATTGCAAGTATATATCACCGTGCAATCATGTAATTGGGGAAAGCACCTAGAACACCGTATTTATTGCATGGTACACTGCTATCACCATGCAATCATGTATGGCAGACAACCTACCTATTAAGGAGAGTCCCATGGAGTTCGGCACATTCTGGAAAAAGCTTGTCCGCAGAAACGCACCACCCACCAGTCAGGAAGCAGCCAAGTTGGTCAACACAACCAACATGGAGCAGATCGTCTACGAGGTGATTGCCAGTTATCCACAGGGTTGTATACAAGATGAGGTACTAGCTCAATTGGTGAGCTACCCCTACTCTACAGTGACAGCCCGATTCAAAGCCCTGATCGACAAGGGGTATGTCATTGACACTGGGCTGACCCGCCCTGGTAAGTCAGGCAGAAACCAGCGGGTTCTCATCATCAAGGAGTTTCACAATGCCTAAGTTAACCTCGGACACCATGCTGTCCTGCTCACAACTGCCCAGCCTGTTTGGTGTCAGTCCTTACTCCAGCCCCAACGATGTCCTGATGTTCTGCATCAAGTCTATTCTGGGTGAAGATGCCAGAACCCCCGCAGGTGAAGCAGCAGACTGGGGCAATGCACTTGAGCCAGCCATCATTGCTGAGATGGCAAAGCGCCTGGGCATCAGCCGATATGAGATGCCAGACAAGGCATTCACCCATGTCCAGCTACCACTTGCCGCCAGTGCAGATGCCATTGCCCTGATTGACAAGCCTATTGTGATTAACCATGACCCCAGCAAAGGGATATATGTGGTGGATGGCGACAGCATTGAGCTGAATGGCAATGGTGTACTGGAGTCCAAGCTAACTCGTGGTCATCCAGAAGATGTCTTGCCTTTGTATCGTGGGCCAATCCAAGTCCAAGGCGTGATGATGTGTACTGGTCTGGACTGGGCAGCCATTGGTTGCTTGTACTCAGGCGTGGAACTGCGGATCTTCCTGTTCAAGCCACACGCTGAAACCATGGCACAGATCGACAACTACGCCATTGACTTCCAGAACCGCCTGACCACCTTTGAGGAAACTGGTGAAGCTCAGTATTACCCAGCCGCTGACAGCAAAGATGCCAACCGCATCTGGCCTAGCGCCAAAGAAGAAGAAGTCCAGCTTGGCACTGAAGCAGAGGATCTGGTGGCTGAAATCGTCATTGCCAAACAGAAGATCAAGGAATTAGAAGAGGACATTGACATGTGGGAAAAAGACTTGAAAGTGCTGATGAAAGACTATTCAACTGCCAAGGCTGGTGCATGGACGCTCAAGTGGCCTATGCGTCACTACAAAGCTGCGCCTGAAAAGATCACGCCAGCCAAAGAAGCCTACTCAATCCGTCAGTCAACCATCACCATCAAGGAAAACAAATGAAACAGATCGCATCAGCCCTAGTCAAAGCCCAACGTGCCTTTGGCCCTGCTCTCAAGACCAGCACCAACCCCCATTTCCGTAGCCGATACGCTGACCTGTCTGCCTGCGTTGAAGCCGTCATTGATGCGCTAAATGAGAACGGCATCTATTTACTGCAAAAAAATTACGACTGTAATGACGGCATCATGTGTGAGACAGTCTTTGTCCACGAGTCTGGTGAGATGCTGGAGTGCGGCATTGTCCACTTTCCTGCGGTCAAGCACGATCCACAGGGGTATGCCAGTGCTTTGACCTATGCTCGCAGGTACAGCCTGATGTCAGCCTGTGGCATTGCACCTGAAGACGATGATGGCAATGCTGGCTCACGCAAACTAGCGCCAGCAGCCAACCCATTGGACAAGATAAAGCCAGGTGCTGTTGTGCAAGTGGAGAGCGAGAAGACCATTACGGCTTTGTCAAATAATGAACCTGTTTACACCTTGTCTATTCCAGGCAAAGAGCCACGCCTGTATGACACATCAGAGTCTTATGTCAATGGGACGATTGAGTTGCGTGACAAGGTAGAGAAATCCGCACTTGCCAACCGCACAAAAATGACTAAGCTTCGGGAACTGCGTGAAGCAAACGATGACCAGATCAGCAAGATCAAGCCTGAGCATAAAGCCAAATTGCTTGGGGATTACCAACTGCGCTTGAAGCGATTGGGCGCACAACTGGAGGGAGATGCCGATGAATCCAACGGACTGGGAGATTCTTGATAAAGAGTACAGGGAATATTGCAAGCAGTGTCAAGCTACTGGCAAATCCCCTGTTGATTTCCACACCTGGCTGTTAGGCCAAGATTAAGCCATCAAGGTATCCAAGGCATGTTGAGTCCGTGCAATGCGGTCTTCTATGCCATGGGTTCCTCCATTGATACGCTTGGTCAATGTGGTCATGTCATTGGCATCAGCGTATTGGTTTAGCTTGTTCTTGTCCCAGAACCAGCCAGCCGACAAAGCAGCAAACTTGGGACTTGACACCTGATCTGGATCATCAACCAGGTCAGCGCCCAAGGCTTGCCCACATGCACGGTAGTTGTCCTTGCCAGTCAACTGGATCAAGCCACGACCACGGTACTTGAAGCCCTCGCCAGAACCTTCGTCACCATTGCCCATGCGATCAGCATAGACCTTGTTGGCGATCTTCTCTGGGTTGCGGTGGTAAGGCTGGGCAGCATCCAAAGATGGGAACCGCTTAGGCCAAACCTTGGTCAATCCTTCTGCTGAGTAGTTGAGGTTTTCTTTGAGCGCAGTAAAGCCAGCCGACTCGTGAGCGCACTGCCCCAAGAAACAAGCTTGTCTCTCAGGTGTGTTAATTTCAAAACGATCAAAAGTTTCATTGATTGCATCGATCCATTCCTCTGCCTTTGCAGGCGTTAATTTAAGAGCTTGCGCCAGTTCTTCTGAAGTCATCCGTCTTTCCTTTCTTTTCTAGATGAATTTCCATGTCAACACAAATACCTTCAACGGTTGCATTGTTCCTTGTGTACTCAGCCTTCTTCTGGCTGACCTCTTGTAAACAGTTCTGTTCATCAAGGGTGTAGTTCTCTGACTGAAAGAATCCACATTTACCTGCCATGCAAATGTACAAGACTGGAATGTAGATTATTGTTGTCATTGCTTACTGTTCAAGGTTTGGTAGGCTGCGTTGTAGGCATCGATGCAGGCGTTGAGCTGTCTGATTGCTTTGTCTCCATCGTCTGTGATGGCGATAAGAGTTTTAGCAATCTCTCTGTCAAGTTCGGCTGTTGCTTGAACGCTATCTCCGCTGGGAGTGGGGGCATCTGCGGTGGCTTGTAGGGTTGGGCAGGTGGCTTTGACAGGAATCCGCAGCTTGAGAGCGCCAGAGTCAATGTCAGCATTGCGCTTTTGAGATAAAGTTTTTGCATGTTGTTCAGTTTTTACCAGTTGATTCGCTTGATTTTGAACAGCAGATACAAGCGCCTGCTCCTTGACTCGTGCCTCTTCATTTAGCCTGGCAATTTCTAGTTGCTGCTTGCTAAACTCATCTGCACCGCCCTTCAGATAGCCGCCTGTACCTGCACCAAGAACAGCCAGGACGATACCTAGCAGCACCCATGGATTGAACAGGCTCATTCTTTAGCTTCCAGTCTAGGTTCGGGATCATTGTCAGTAGCCTCTGCTTTGGCTGTGGCAGTAGCAACAGCAGACACAGCCTTGCGTCCAGCCACACCACCCAGCACACCAGTACACAGCAACATGATATCGTTAATCATCTTTGTGTATACCTTGTCAATTGGAGCCATGCCAACCATGGGCTGAGTCACAAAGGTCACGCTGTAGATGAAGCTGAAACACGATCCAAGCAGGATGATGGAGATCACAAAGATCACCCATGCCCACACACGAGCTTCAATCTCTTCTGGTGACAGACGGTTGTTTGGTTTGTATCCGATGATTGCCATTACTTGGACTCCTTTTCTGGCTTGGTAAGTTGTTCAGGGCATGTGCCTGTTGCTGTGCAAATAGGTGGCTTGCATTCAACAAGCTCCCAGTTCTTTGGATCTTGGCAAGGGTAACGAAATCTATCTTCCAGACATCCTGTCACCAGAAGCGCCATCAGAATCATTGCGGTCTTTGTCACGTTGTTTCCTTTCAACTTCTCGTCTTAACTTCTCAACCTTCTCAACCTGTTGCTTGACCTCATGCTTGGCTTCCAAGATGTCCAAATACAACATCGCTCCAATTGGAAGAAGCAAAGCAACCAGAACACAAGCAGCAATCCAGCCCATCAGCTCTTCCCCCAACGGCTTACGAGGCTGAACCACAGCCACAGGTACAGGAGGAATATAGTAGTTCCCGCCAGGTACGCTAGTTTTAGCTGGAAGTTTCTTTCTTCCTCCTGTCGTTGCCATACCTCTTGCCTCTTTTTAGCCTCTTGCTTTAATCTCGCTTGCTCCTGTTCTTCTGTTATGACATCACGCATCTTGAACACATCTGAGTACAGCGCACCCATCTCAGGCGGTGACTGGTACACCATTGTTTCCCTGATCGTCACCTCCAAAGCAGCCATCTCTTGTTGAGCCATTACTCGTTTGAGTGCCGCCTCCATGTGGTTTTGATCTGGGTCATAAACAGTTCTGGACTTTTCTTCTTCTTCCCTGATGTGTGCAGCTAACTGCTCTTGAAGCTTGAAGAACTCAGTGAGGTTTTTGACAATGTCAACCTTGACCTGAGTCTCATCAACAGCAACATAAGCAGACTTCTTAGCCTTGGCAACAGGCTTTGTAACTTGAGGCTTTGGCTTGCTACCAAAGAACGCAAGGAACTGATTCCAGAATCCATGAACCTCTTTGCCAATAGCAACAACTTCATCAGCCGTTTTTTTGATCTCAACAAAAGACTCTTTGGCTTGCTTGTATAAATCACACCCAGCTTGGATGTTTTTAACAAGGCCAGCCGCAAGCAGGCAGATGCTGATAGGGTCAATTTATAGCCCCAATACTTTTTTGACAAACTCGCCAGCAACACCAGGGCCAAACAAAACGCACAGCATCACACCATAAAGCAGATACTCAATCTTGGTCATGCGCCTGTCGCCCTCTCGCAAGGACTTGTCTATGCTCTCATATCGTTGAGCACAGATGGCCTCATGCACAGCAAAGTTCTTTTCAAGATCACTCATTTACAGGCCATCCTTGTGCGGTCACCACAGCAACTAAAGCAGGAACATCAGAACAAGCATTGATGGCAGTCTCAAGCCGATTGGCTTCAGCAACCACAGCCGCCCTGTAGGTGACGGTAGCCGCAGGGATAGCAACATCACGCTCTGCCTTGCGAATCACCATCCAATCAGTCTGGGCTAACAACTTGCCAGCCGTGTCCTTGATTTGTGCAATCCAGTTATGTTTCAAACCACGCTGAATGTATGGCTCACCGTTTTCTGGTGTGACTGTGATGTCATCCAATTGCTTTGGATTGTCTGCACCCCAATAAAAGCGATCATCGTACTGAGTTGTTTGATCTTCCACCTCTGTGATGCCGACAGCATTCTTTTCTTCAATGGAAGTCAAGCGCAACCAGTTGGCTGGATAGCTTGTGCCATCAATGGTGAATGGTGTGTCGAGTGGAAGTGGATTGCCGTTGAGTAAAAACATGAGTTACCTCGCAAGAGAAAGTTTGAATGGTGGGTTTTGAAGGTAGGCAATGGCCCGTTGCAACCCTGCGACATTATCTCCAAGGTGTCCTAATCCTGTATTGCAACCAGAACAAAGAATTCCTCGGACTTCGTTGGTTTCATGACAATGGTCAATGTTCATCCTGCGCCTAATTGTTTCCATTGGTTTTTTGCAGATAGCGCAACCGCCGCCTTGTGAAGCCAATAGCTTAGTAAATTGTTGCATTGAAATGCCGTATTGTTTGCGAATAATATTGTCTTCTCGTTCAAATCCAGACCAATTTGGTGGTTTATATGCAGAGCAAGACATTGGATGAGAATTACGTCTTAGTTCACGTTGGTTTTGAACATGAGTATCGCCACAATGCTTGCAAGAAATTTCCCACATTTGATTACGAACTTTTGATATGACAACACCGTGGTCGTTTTCCATACCAACTAAGTTTGGGCGACGAATACAGCCACAAGATTTTGTATTGCCAGACCGCAAGGAATTGCCAAGTACTTCAACTTCGTTACCGCATTCACATACACATCGATAAATAAGATGAATTCGTTTTGTGCCAACAACTTCAACTGGCATCAACTTACCAAACTTTTTACCAATCATTTCAGCGCGTTCACTCATCATCACCGTCCCAAACTGAACTTCAGGGGGTTTTCGGCGAAGGCGGCGTAGATGTATGTGGCACCGCTGGTATTGTCTTGCCCCGAATTCCGAAGTTTGAAACCGTTTGATAGCACATCAACCCGTGGTGTTCCACTTCCACCTTCTGCGGCAGATGAGTCTGGGTACAAATACAAATCCATCACGTTATATGTATTGCGTGATGTGTCATAAATCACCCAATCGCCCGTGGTGGAAGAAACTTTTAACAATAAAAATCTTGGTCTAAACCCAAGATACACAAACGGACCATCAGCAGAGCCATTGCCTGTGTATGAGCCAAACTTGGAATAGCCAGCTACTTCTGCAAAGCAGTAGGCGACATAGGTTGATGTGTTTGCGTTTGAATATGTACTTGTTCCAAGGGTAAGAACAGTAGACGATGGTGCGGTGCTATTCCAAATAGTCCCACCCGTTCCATCTTGAGCCGCAGTTGAATTCAAAATTAAATAATAAGCGGCACTAGGCAATGAAGCATGATAAACACCCCATGATTCAACTGCACTTCTGCGTTTTACTATCACCATTTTTGGCGCAACACCAAGGC